AAGTAAAGATCAGCAGGTGAGTCATTAGTCGAGAATTCGTATTGCTCAAACTTGCTTAAATCGCACTTATCTCTAAAGTCTTGCTCTGTTAAGTTAAGATAATAATCGCCAAGAAAAGGATTGTCAGCCCTGCTAGTCCTGCTGGTTCCATGCTCAGGCCTCCCAGTAGTAGCGCAACTAAAAAATACTAATCCGTTAGCCATTCTGACCATATTCTCAAAGGTTTTAACCCATTGTTCGTTATGCTCAAAACATTCACAGCTTGCCACTACATCGAAGTAGCTTTCAGGAAATACTAAATCTTCTCCCATAGCTACAACGTCAACTCCACGACCCTCTCCAACGTCCACGCCAATATAGCTAGTAGTATCAAAAAAGGTACGAATAGAGCCATTGATGTCAAGAGAGCCAATTTCTAATACCTTTTTGTCGGTAAAGTAATCAGGGAATCTAGCTTTTACACCTGCAACGAAGTCTAGCTGGCTTTGATGGCTCATTTTTTCTTGTTTCTTGCAGATATTGCAGCAGCTTTACTCTTTGCGTCAGCCTTTGAGTTAGCGCCCCATGCCTTTAAACTTAACAGCAGTCTAGTAGGTTCACCGTCTGGCTTACGCTCTGGCCCTGGCATATTACCCATTCGAGCCAAGAAACTAGCTCTACGTGGATTATCACCTGTCTTTACATGAGCCTTTAGATCAGAGCCAGGATTTTCAGCCTCGTAAGACTTCCGACCTTTCTCGTTTAAGCCGCCTTTGGCGTTCTTACCTGACTTTTTAGTCCAAGCCGCTGTCATTTCTTTTTCTTTGCAGTCTTAGCCGATTCTTTGAAATCAGCTTTAGTCGGAGCGCCTTTAGCGCCTACCTTACGCATCTTTTCGCCTGAGCCTTCAGTGATACGCTTGCGTTTTGCGTTAATGTTTGCGTAAAGTCCAGGCTTCATTTCTTCTTCGCCTTATTAGTAGCTGTACGCGAGCCACGTTTAGGCATAGCAACCATAATGGCTACAGTCATGCCTTTTTTGCCATTTTTACCGGAATGCTCCATGCTTTCTTCTTTTTCTTCCCTCATGCAATTCTTACCGCCTTTGCACTCACCGCCCTTGCATTTACCGCAGCTTTTTAAACCTTTCATTTTTTCTTCCCTTTCTTGGCAATTTTTGCCTCTGATAATGCAATTGCGATAGCTTGCTTAGGATTCTTTACTACAGGGCCGCCTTTTCCTGAGTGCAATGTGCCTTTTTTGAATTCAGTGTATACTTTAGATATCTTTTTATCTTTACTGGATTTTTTCATGGAAAACCTTAATGAAATTTGGACTGATTTACCTAAATACGAACAACACTATCAAATAAGTAACTTTGGTAATTTTGCAAAAAAAACATCATCTGGATTTATTTTGAGAAAATTAAATTCAGCAACACAATACCTTAGCGTATCATTAAAAGATATTGATGGAACTGGACAAAAATCTATATATATACATACAACTGTTGCAAAACTTTTTATTGGTGATAGACCCGAAGGAATGGTAATTAGACATTTAGATGGCAATAAATACAATAATAAAGTATCTAATTTATCTTATGGCTATCCAAAACAAAATTATGAAGATTTAGTAAAACATAAAACAAATAAAGGATCAAACAACGGCAGAGCAATATTAAATGAAAATTCAGTAAATGCAATTAAATTTCTTATTGAGAACAAAATATCTACACTACTTATCTCTAAAGCATTTAATATATCTTTAGGTACAGTTTACGCAGTTAAAAATGGTCATAATTGGCGTTAATTCAGCAACCCCTTAACTTGAATAAGTAAGTCAATCTCGGTGATCTGGTATTTGCGCTCAAAGGCTTTGCGACCCATGCCGTGATACCCATCATTACCTCTATGGTGGCTTGGGCAAAGTGGGATAGTGTCGTAATGCCCACTTCTTACCCCCATTCCTAGCCCCAATCCCCTGACATGATGCACTTCTGCCGGTGTCTGAGGATAGCCATTCCTATAGCAAATTATACAGCCAATGTCTACCAGTTTCGACAGATATTTCTTTTCGTCTTTAGTCATTCATGTCATCAATTAATCTTTGCAGATACACAGCTAAATCCATCGCTTCCTCTTGTGCGTGAATAAGCCATTGCTTTGCAGATAAGTCTGTACGCTCTGTGCTAACACCGTATTTCATCATGCCGAACTCAGCTCGATCTGCCAGCTTTTGCCTAACTGCCTGTACATTTTTATCCATTACATTGTCCTTTTATCTATACTGCGATTAGAAGCCTCATAAGAGCGCCAAACATCTACCCTGGCCTGTGCTGCTATCAGCATCCAGCGAAGCCTCTCAGCCTCCTCTACGGCCTCCCTAAGGCCTTCCAATACAGCCTGGTACTCTGGATGGGCATAAGCGTCTGCCTCTTTCTCTGCCATTGTTGTGCGTGGGCTTGATTGGAAACAAATAGCTTTCTTAGTCTTGCGGTACTCAGTCAAATAAGTAACTTGAGCTTTAGCTTTAGCATAAGCCTGTGAGTGCTTGATTATGTAGTCTATTGCTTCATTAGGATTTATCATTTTTAAATTTATTTAGATATTCTTGATTTAATCCATATCCAATACCATGACCTAAATCAATTTTGTTTTTATCAGAAAATAACTCGTCATTACTACACCACCCAACAATATCAGCTCCAAAATCATCCACAATAGCCAGAACATAAATATCGCAAGGATCATCAACTTTTTTTAATGTCGCAAGTAATCTGCCATTTTTATGTCGCGTAGATTTAACATCAATTGTTTTTCCTTTTGAGCTAATTAAATCAACACCACCACTTCTTACGCTAACAGTTAAATCAGGACATATATTTAACATTTTAGCAACGCAGTATTCAGAAACAACGCCATCAATATCAATTGACCATGTATCATCTTTACCGACCTGTTTGTTTGATACTTTGTGCATTGCTTCAGCTCTACGCATAACACCTAGCATTCTGCAAACAAATAACTCAGCTTCAGTTAAATTTATCCTCATATTTGCACGTATAAGTTAGAAACATCATCTAAAGCTCCTGCGTTTTTAAATACATAATCAATAGCTTTTGATAATTGCTTTCTTGTTATTGATAGCTGTAGGTTATCAACAGTAACTAAACCATCTCCTATGCTTTTAAGATCGTCACCAGATAATCCCCATCTGCCAGTATTTAGGAATCTCTCTCGCACATTAACAATTGCTTTTAAACTATCCATTAGCAAGTAATACTCAGGATCAAAGTCTGCCTGGTATGCAGCCACTAACCCGACGTTTAATCGAGCTGTGATCGTATTCCAGCCTATCTCGTCGCCTACACCTTCACGGAACTTCATTAACTCAGTATGCGGCACTAACTGCAATGTCTGCTCACTTTGCGCATTGTGTCGAATAGTCATTGGCAAGATGTTTCTACGTGGTACATGCTTCTTACGTGGCTTTTTATTATTTGCCATTGGTATGCGCTAAGACAGCCAGAATTGCTTGCTCTGGGCTAGTGACAACTTCAACCTGGCCCTTCCACATCTTGTGAAAGATTACCTGTTGCGCTGTCAACTTACGCTCTGATTCAGGCTTTCTACCGTCCTTGATCTCCAAAAGTATGTTGATTCCCTTGTGGCCTACTAAAATGTCTGGGCAACCTTCACCAACGTTATGCAAGTGCTGTACCGTGTAACCTTCTTTACGTAAGCAATTGACAATGTGCTTTTGATTTACGTCAACTCTAGCAGCTCTCAAGTGTTCTTCTCCTTTAGCTTGGCTTCGATGGCGCTGTAAAATTCGTTGTACACCGGCCTTGAAAAATCAGTTCTGCCTTGCGTTGCAAGTATTTTTACTTCTTCATCCGTCAGGCCCTGCCATTCTTTCTTTGATAGCCATTTCTTTGGCGCTCCACGAAATACTGGCTCTCTATCTTCCAATACAGCAAGCATAACTTCCATGCCGTTATACATACCGTGAAAGTATGGGTCGTAGTTCCATGTACCATTACGCCCTTGAATTTCAACTAGTTCACGCAACTTTGCTATTGGCACAGGTTTTATCTTCCCGAAGTCTGTTTCGGGAACATCAGGTTGCTTTAGTTTGGCTTTAAGCATATTTATCGGTGGCTGGACTTTATGCCCGTTATATCCTTTAATTGCTGCTGTATACAAACACAAATGTTTTAAAGTATCCAACAGTTCCTGCGCTTCTTCGCGTGTAAGAGTAATCATGTGTTCTTCTCCTTTAGCTTGGCTTCGATGACGCGGGCAAACATATCTAAACTCCAATGCGCTGTTGGGTCGTATAAATACCGTAATCTGATAATCTCCTCATCCGTCAACCCCTGCCATTCGCGCTGTGGTGGGGCGGTGTAGAGCGGCACAAGTAACTCAGGGTATTGCACCCCATCCGTTGAATGCAGAAGCATCATGAATTGTGCTTTCTCAGTTGGCCTTGTGTTTGGTACTCCCCACGCCACCGGCTCCGGTTCAGGCTGCGTCTTTGGACACTGCTTACAATACCCGCCAATACCACACTGCCCGCCGTCACATTCTGCTCGTTCAGGCTGCGCTAGTGCTGTGCGTAAAGTCTTGATTGCTGCATCACACTTCTTCCCCTTCCCGTATACACTTTCCAAAGCATCCAACGCCATCTGCATTACTTCTTTGTCGGTCATACCTGCCCCCTTGCGCGAATAGCTTCAGCGCAGTGACGCGGGGTCAGCGACGGATGTTCGCCTACTGATTCACAAACCTTCGCACATTCTTCGCGCTCCATGTCTACTGCCCACTCAATTCTTTGTTTTAGACTTCGTTCCCCCATAAGGGCTAACTTAATAATGTCATCTCTAGTCATTTCCAATCTCCCTCCAATCCTCTATTCTTACGCTCCCATTGTTCAGCAGAATCCTTCCTTAACCTGTCCGCTGCATCCTGGCCTCTTTTCTTTGCTACTGCTTGCAGGTACTCCATTGCTTTGTTTCTGTCTTGCATTCGCCACTTGATTACTTGTCTGACTTCACACCTATGCCGTTCTTCTTCAAAAAACTCATGCACGAAACCGTCCTTTGTTATCAAAGTCGAATGGCTGACCACCTAGTTTCTCAATAAATTGCTGACTATTGTGGTGATAAAACAATCCGTAAAATTCCTCTGCTTCACCGTTACGCTGCTTTTGGCACATTAAAAACGTATCTGGATCAGATTCTTCGTACTGCATACCGTTACGTCGATTGTTTTCTTTCTTTTTGTTTCTCCAGACTAAAAATACATTGTCAACCTGATCCGCAATAGAACCTGATCCCTTCAAATCATTCTTACCAGGCTGTACTTCCTCACTTTGCAGCTTGCGAATATGGTGAACCAAGTGAATATGCACGTTATGATCTCTAGCAACCGCACACAATTCGTTTACAAATGATTTTTGCTCATTCAGATCATCTTCAGACATTACACATTTCATCAAACTATCGATAAAAATATGCTGTATTCCTAACTCGACAGCGCAATACCTAGCCATTGCTATCGTCATCTGTGGCGTGGTGCTACCTTGTTGATCGTAGATAAAACAATTATCAGAAGCAAATGATAAAAATCTATGACCTATGCTCTTTACATAGTTATTTCTATCATTCACCAGAGGATCGTTTAAATTCTCACCACAAAATTGACGCATCATCCGTAAAATTGTGGTCTGCGGTTTCATCTCAAACGATGCAATGCAAACACGCTTACCTAGCTTTATCAAATGAAGGCCTATTAAGCCCGTTATAAGGCTCTTGCCGCCTCCGTTTGAGCCAGCATATACCGTCACCTCACCTAGCCTGAAATTGAAGTCCTGGTGCGTTATAGGCCACGGCATAGGGCATATATCATCTGAGCTAGGATTAATCAGTCCATCAACTACGCCATCCATGTAAACAGACACGGATTTCACCTTGGCTGATACGTCAGTGTTCTTCAGATATTTATCAATGTCAATATCTTGAGGTTTAATCAATCTTAGCTTTCTAGCCTCATCAAGCCTTTCCGCTATCTGCTCAATCATTAATATACCCCACTACTTCCATAATTCTCATTTGAGCAACTTTCATTCGATCAAGATCAATCTGACTTAAAGCGTTACCGTTAGCCAACGAATTAGCAGCAACCCCAACAACCATAGCTTCAAACGCTAATAACTTGATAAGATCAGCAGCGTAGAAAGGTTTTTTTACAGGGGAAGCTATTTGTCTAAAATTATCGTCAGGGGGGAATAACTCTGACAGATCAATGCCAACAGCGCCACAAATTTCTGACACTGAGCAACCAGAAAAGCATTTCAATAGAATTCGGCCATCATCAAGTTCTCTAATCGCTAGAGATGGATGTTTATCGTCATGAGCTGGACAGCAAGCGGTATAAGAACCGTTCTTTCCTCTGACCTTAGATAACCTACCGATAAGATTGTCTAAGCTCATTATTTCCACCACTTATGATTTTGTTGAGTTGCTTGAGTTTGATCTTCCCAACGTCGAGCATTTAGCCAACTTGCAGGGTAAGGAATAAACTGCTCCTCACGCTCAAGAAGTTTTTGTTCAGAAATCGCATGAATAATTCTTTTCGTTAAATCAACATCTGGAGCAATCTTCATCCATGCTTTTTCTGCATTTGGCTTTGCGATCTTTTTTGGATAACATTTCCAAAACTCAATAAAGCCAAGTTTTACATCTTGCGCTAACTTTTCTTTCTTTTCTCTCTCCTCTTTCTCTTTCTCTGTCTCTGTCTCT